AAGTTCACGAATTATTGAACCGACAAGCCTACCTGTAAATAAATCTGCTATATGAGCTGCTCCATGTGTAGTCTTACCAAACACACCAAGATTTTCAGACGCGTTTATTTCGTTTACAACTTTTTTATTCATTCTGTCAACAGCTTTCTGAACAGCGATGCTATCTGAAATTTCCATGTCAATTCTTCTCACATCGTCTGGCATACCCTGCCTTGCTATTTCTTTTAAAGACACACGTGTATTTTCTGATTTAACAGCATTTGTACTTTTAAGAATATTGCCAGACTGAGAGAACGCGTTTTGTTTATTGCCAAGAATTTTTGCAAGCTCATTAACGTCAAGCTGTGTCATCTCTCCCCTTGCTAACTTAATCTCAAATGGCTTTATCTTGGCGAGTAAATCAACATCTGACGTTTTTACGCCAAGTTCTTTTAGACCTGTCATTGCGTCTTTAACAGGATTAAACACAATACCACTTTTATTTATTTCAAAATTTTCTATACGATATTTTGTTGTATCTGTCTTAAGATAATCACTAACGGCTATTAGTTTCGATTTATTTGACTCTTTTATTGTATTACTTAGTTCTGAATATGTTTTCACCTTACTTGTGTCTAATTTTGATAAGACATCTTGGGCTATTGGTCTTTGAGTTGTAACTCCACCAACAGTTCTAGGCAAAATATTTTCTTGGGATTGAATAACTCTTCCTGTTGATTTTGATGCCATAGCTAATCGGCTTGCGTTGCTTTCAAGTGAAGCCGCTGTTTTTAATGCTCCAGCACCCTTAAACAAAGGCACTATACTTGCTATGTCAACAAAGGCACCAAGGTTTGCCGCTGCTTCTGGGTGTTGTTGTGCCCAACTAGAAAACGCATCTTTTGTTCCTTGTGGTATCGCTGACGATACGGCACCACCGACACTACTGACGACATCTCCAACAGCTCTTTCTATTGGGTCTGGGGTTACTGCTTTAGCGGCACTTAGTGCTACGTTACCGACAACGCCAGTTACTCCACCAGCCAATGCTCCGACGGACTGGATTGTGTCAGACACAATACCCTGCTGACTGTAGTTTATTTTCCCAAAGCGTGAAGAGAATGGGTCTACTATGTTTTGTTTTAGTGACTCTAGGAATGTTCTCTTTTCTGGCTGTGGCTGTGCTTGTACATTAGGTACACCAACCCTTTGTAGCTCTGATGCAAATGGGTCTTGTTTAGGTTGTTCTGGTGTACTAGAACCAATACCATAGATGCTCTCAAGTGATGGTCGTGAGCTGGTTTGCTTTTCTGGTATGCCGTAAATACTTTCAAGTGATGGTCGTTCCATATTATGATATTTTAGTTGAGCTTTCTTTTAGTGCGATAAATTTAGCTAACGCCTCTGCTGGTATTTGTTTTATTGGTGTGTTTTTGGAAACACCTAGATTCTTAACAGCCTGTGTAATGTACTGGTTAGTGTTGTTCTCTGAAGGAGGTGCGTACTTTCCTATAAATGATTCAAGTGATAACCCTCTGGAGGCGTCTAGGTTTATTTGATTCTTAAGTGCTGTATAGCCGTGACCTGGGCTAGTGAACTTTGCAAACCCTCCCTCACCCTTCACTGCACCTACTTGTCCTGCAAACCTTAGGTTCCCAGGGTTGTTGTTTACTGATGCGAGTCTTGATGTTTTTGGAATACTTACGGAAGCTGTAGTGTTTCCAACTTGGTTAAAAGATATTCCGTTTCTATCCTTAAACGTTTGTATTTCTTCTGGCGTGTACCCCCACTTTGTCATAGCCTCATCGTCGTATTGTTTTATTGTTTCTGGAGAAAAGTTGCTTGCCCTTGTCTGTTGTGGTTGTCCACCTTGTTCTACCAAGGACCTTACGTTTAAGTACCCATCTCCTAAAACATCTTTGTAAGAGTCTTCAACTTTACCATTCATGTAGCTTCTTAGACCCCTCATGACCGCAAAGTTAAGTTCTATCTCTTTATCTTTCGATGGAAGCACAGAAGAATATTCTCTGTTTTCAGAAACACCGAAGGCGGCACCAGTCATATCCTTTCGGTATTGCTGAAATGCCAGTGTGAGTTCAGTTCCAATTTCCTTGAACCTACTATCAACAGAAAGCTTGCCGAAATATGTCGTGATGTCGTCTTGTTTTCCTTTAAGGAATCCCATTTCTCCCCCCATATCTTGATATGTTTTAACGGCGGTGGTCATCCTATCGATTGCTGAAATACTTTTTGCTGCGTTGACTACTTCTGATTTACCTTCCGCTGTCATCATTTTCTTGGCTTGGTTTTTTAGGTTAACCATCAAAGATTTGTAATCTCCTGTATTTGCTAAATTTTCAAGTTGAGATTGGATTCTTTTACTGGAGCCGATACCTGATTCCGCAGAAGCGGCGATGTCGAGAGTTGCCTGGAAAGGTGCAGACCTAGAAGGTGCTGAAGACTGTGTTATCCCCTCTCTAAGTTTATTAAGGTTTTCTAGCGGTGTTATTGTATTGTCGTAGTCGTAAGCAACTGAAGGGTTAGACTGCTGTAGGTTAAAGAATGTTGCTTCCGCGTTTTTATCAATACTAGAAACAGTGTTCTGTAGCTTCTGTATCTCTAGCTGTGTGCTGATTGATTTATCATTAGAGTTGATAAGAACCTGTAGACTGCTCAGTGCGTTTGCTCGACCATCTTGCATTGTTTGTACTTGTGCTTCTAGTCCAGCTGTTTTAATCGCGTCTGTTCTTCCCACACGCTGAGCCTCACCTCCTGCGAATGATGATGTTTCTCCTGAGTTAAGAGCTTGTTCTTGGTTAAGAGCTGACTGAGTCCTTTGCTGATTAAGTCTCTGTCTCAATCCTGCTTCTTCTGAACCAGGTTGCATGTTAGTGGCAATCTGGTCTTGAAGTGTTTTCTGATTAGCTAAGAAATCCTGTAGCAACTTCTCCTGAGTGGTCATTACAGCTTTTGGAGTTACACCAGAAGAAAGAGTGTTTGCTGTAAACGGTTGTGTCCCTGATAGATTTTGTGACATCCGATTGGAGAAGTTCGCGTCTATTTGCTGTTGTTGTGGACTCTTTACTGGTGCTGTTACCTGTGGTTGTGCTGTAGATTGGCTAGATGAGGTGCCTCCTACGTTGACCGTTACTGGTGCAGGTGCAGGTGCAGGTGCTTGGAAAGATGGTGTTGTTGGTACCGCTAAGTTTGTTGGTGCAAATGTAGGTGCAAGTGTAGGCATTGAAAACCCTCCTGGTAACTGTGGACTGCTGTTTGCTGTTGTTGTGTTGAAAGATAGAGGATTCATAAGAGTAGTATATTAGACATTAAGCTATTGTACACGAACGCCAAAGCTTACCAGCTTCGTCGTAGATGTATAGCTTCTTCGTCGCTGTAGTTGTATCAATAAAAAGTTGTTCATAGATTGTGTTTGCACCGATAGCTGTTGCGTTGGTTAGTTCAGTGGCACTAGTTATCGTTTTGAAAAGTGAAGTTATGTTCTTGACGTCAAGAAACTGCTCCTCAGAAAGAAGGGGCTTTTGAGATTGCTGTTGTGCCATTTCTTCTAGCTGTCTTTTGATTTGTTCTACTTCTGCTTTAAGTTCTTCCATATTATTCTGCTGGGTCGTAATAAATTAGTATCCTTCTTATTCCTGCGATAACAGACGTAGTTGCAGTATTGTCGTACTTAAACTGCAATGTTGTAAACTTGTTTGGACCATTATATTTTATATTACGAACATACGTTGCAACACCTGTGTCATTTGTCAATACAGGTAATGCTTTAGATGATTTCTCTTGGTCGATAAGTGTAACGACAGCTGGGGTGGCGTTGTCAGTAATAGAGTCAGCATACTCAATACGAACTTCACGCACATACACAGGGCGAGGAAACTTATATTTCTTAGACAAAAAGAAGAGTGTCCCTGTTGTTTTTGCGGCGATATTGATTTTCCACAAATCAAACGTACCAGCAGTGGCAGTGAGCTCAAAAGCAGTCCCAAGGAAATCTGAACCAAGATTAAATAAGCAATCTAGTCTAGCATTTAAAAGTCCACCGAAATATGCTCGTGGGTAGAACTTTTTTTGTCCAGGGTAGAGGTCACCAAAAGCAGTTACCCTATTTCCATCGGCAACATAGAGTGTACTCCCTATACTAGTAATCATATGTTTGTATACCAAGAAAGTGGTGTCTAGGGTAGCGCCAGCAATCCTTCTTAGGAAGGTTATGCCTGAGCCGTTCCAGTACCCAAGTCTGTTGCCGAACATCATAAACACCGTCCCACCAAGTGGGTACATCGCAGTAACTATATCATCAACGATAACTGAGCGAGATACTTTAGCCGAGAACCCGTCGTATGTTAAAACCTTAGCAAGTCGTGGTAACGAGGCATTTGAGTTGATACCCTCAGATACTGAAATTAACATTTTACCAGAAGATGGGTCTACAACCAATGCTATGATAATCTGTCCATCGGGTAGCGTTAGGAATGCGGAGGTTGCGACGTTATTTATAGCATCCCATTTATGGAGTAATTTACCATCACCAATCCATAAATTGTTTTCAAATACAACCATGGGGTGAGGGTTGGCTGTCAGTGCTGTTTTACCCTTAGTAGTAACCCACCAGTTCTCGTCTATTGTCCCTAATATGGCGCCACTTGCTTCTGTTATATTTAAAGTAGATGTCGCGTATAGTTTATTAAAATACACAACAATATCTGATGTAACTTTAGTGTATACCTTAGAACCTGTTTGTCTTAAAGTTGACGCGTAGTTCGTATCTAAACCATAGAACCTGCCTGTATCTGTAAGTACATACCTTGAGACACCCAACCCTGAGTCTGGGTCAGCACAAGAGGCTATAGCTCTACCATTGGTACTAGTTATTGATGATGCGTTTGCTGTTGCATAAAGAACCCCAGTTGAATTAACATCAGCCACAACATTCACAGCGTATGTTTCAGGTGAAAAACCACCATCAGAAGTATCTGGTGATGTTGTCATACCGTCTAGGAATTCTTTTTCCCCTATTTCAATTACGTTTTTTCCTATCATATTAGTAAAAATTAATTAAGAATCCTCCGCTACTTTGTGGGAATACTGGTGCCATGGAAATACCAGTAGATGTCATAAACCCAGAACCAGATGTCCACCCATTATTTAGTGTATACGACGCAGGTGTTACTATCGCAGAGTTTGAATCCATCACCCCGATGGCATAACCAGTTGTAAAAGATGTTCTTGACCCACGGAGTGTTGTCCCACTCCCTGCGGTTAATGTTTGTGCGTAGTTGTTGTTTCCCATAAAAAACCCAACACGCCATGCATTTGGGCTAATAGTTGTAACTGTGTTTGAAAATGTGGAAACTTGATTATTGGCAGAATCTTCGTTACTAGATGCCTCAACAGGTGTTGCAAGTACCCCTGTGTATGAAACAGCTACCGACAAATCGGCACCCGCGGTAACAAGTATCGCATTTGTTCCTGTTGCAGGTGCTGATAAACCCCATACTTTTATTCCTGGGCAGTTTGTACCAGGCGGAGATGTTGGCGTATACGAAATCAAAAGAGACAGCGAGACTGAATTATACGTTACTGCTGTTGCGTTTACCGTGGTTGCCACAAGCAAATATCCATTACTACCAGTACACACATGGTCGTATGTGTAATCAGAGCTTCCGTTACTATTACCTTGTGATGTGGCATCAAAAGCGATAGACATACTACACTTGTTGCACAGAGGCAATTACATCCCACTTTGAGTCTGCTGTGTTGTACACACACCCAATATAATTAGTCTTATTAATGACTGTTGTTGTTGGCAGTGTCGCACCTACTACTCTAAAGATTGCGTTCCATGTTAGTGCGCGTGCAGTCCCATTGTCTAAAATTCTAATAAGGAGAGGTTGCCCATTTGCTGGTGTTCCTGTAGGTGCGTTTACGGTCATGGCTGTGTTAAGTGCAGTTACGGTATAAATATCATAAGCATCTGAATCCAAAGAAAGACTTGTGTTTGTTGCTTCTGTGCCAACACGTTTTGTTACTCTTTTACCTGTCAGTGTCGCCGTTGCAGAGTTCTTAGTGGCGTCTGAGGTATTGTTAACATTCCCAAGAGAGAGGTCTGTGGCAGTAAGTGTAACGTCTGCGGACAGCGCTTTACTGTTTATCGTTCTTGATGTTGGGACAAACCCACCAGAGGCGGAGTACTGTGTGTCAAAATATGTTTTAAGATTAGATTTGATGTTAGACCATGTAATTTTCTTTGTAGTTGTGGTCGCGATGTCGACAATAGCCACGACATCAGTGTCTGCTGTGGTTACGTATGCGGCTAGTTCTGTTATTTTCTTTGTAGCCATATTTATTTATAGTTCTGGTACCCACCCACTAATTGGATGTCTCTGTCTTTTTGTTTTGAGCCGTAGTGTCTTCGGAGTCTTGTTTCCAGTTCTTGGAGTCTCATTTGGAAGCCTTTTGCCTGTGGCAAACTGTTTATTGTGCAGTAATCAAATGAAGGACCAAGATGAAGGAATGGGTGGAACGCTGAATCAAATCCTGGGATAGCTGTACCCGTTGTTACTTCTCCAGAAGTGAACTCTGTTATTTCACGAGTACCCTCGTACTTAATCGTTGCTCCTGCATTTACCTGTGCTTGTGTAGCTCGTGGGTAAACAAACAGTGCTCCGTATTTGTAATCATACCGTGGTGTCGTTGTTGAGTAGAGTCCATCAGTGGTTAGTTCTTGAACTGAGCTTGAAGAAAGACCAAGACCTCCTTCCATTTCCCCTGAATCAATAGGCAAAGCACGATAGTAATTAACACCGTCATACGTCACATCAACTCTTTTAATAGCAACTGTTTTGTCTGTTTGTGGTATAGAGAAATCACGCTGTAGCGCAACCATCGTAAGGTACTTGATTGGGTATGATGTGTTTCTTACGTCATCAAAGTCAGATTCGTCTTGAGAGTCGCGAATCATTGTTTCGACAATGTGTTGCCATGAGTTTATGTCAATGAGTCTGTTCGCTGATGGATAGCCTGTAGAAGAAGTATCTGCCCCTGTGTTTTGTGTGATTTTTGTGATTATATCTGCTATTGTCATAATTATATTCTAATCCCATACCAGAATATGCCTCTACATTCTGATTAGGGATTAACCTATAATAAGATTGTATACTACATCAATTACTAGGCAAGTAGTCCAGCTTATAATTACCCATAACACTTTGTCGCTCTGTTTCTCTTGCTCGTGCGTCGTTGTTCTTGAGAACATTCCTAAAAGGGTGTTTAACTTCTTTGTCGTGGTCTACCGCAACGCCGTGTATAGAATTGTCACATTTAAAAGAATACCCAGCGGCTTTTGCTCTATGTGCTACTTCAACATTGTCCCACGACCAGCCGTCGCAGTATCGTTCATCATAGCCACCGATGTCATAAAATGCCTTTAGCGGTGCCGAAGCTAGGTCTGCCTCCCATTCGTAAGGGTCGATGCTCCTGTTGTTATTCTTTCTCCAGTCCCAATCAACACCCTTCATTATTGGGTATGTCACAAATGTACCGTCATAGCTGTTGTTGATATTAGCTAAGAAATCCTCTGGTATAGAAATACAGTCTTGTAGGTGAACAGTTATCTCTCCTTTACAGCGAGCGAGTGCCCTATTCATGGCTTGTGGTAAAAGAAACTTATCCGACGGCTCGTCAAGCTCAAGAATCCACTCAAAGTCACGAAATGTCTGTTTGTCAAGACTGTCTTTTGTGATGTGAAGATACTGGGGTCGGATACTACACGTTATGACACTAATTCTTGGCGTGGACATACCTTGCCATACCGTTTAGAGTCCTTAGATACTCAACTTTCAGTCCGTGATGGTCAATGCCCCCAGGGACATCACATGACTCGTTACTGCCGTTTGTGTCATGAAAATACGCAATAGCACCATTACTTAGTTTTGGTAACATCATATCTAACTCTTCAATGACGTGGAACCTCTCGTGAAATCCATCACAGAAAAAGAAATCTACTTGCGGTAGGTCACAAGACTTCCCTGGAGCCTGATGGTACACAATCGGTAAATCTAAAAACTTACCTATGTTTCCGTAAGCTCCCCATTCAAAAGGGTCGTAGGTATGTATCACAGCTCCCACCTCTTTTGCAGCAAGTCCAAGGTAGCAAGTTGTTAAGCCCCTGTGCGTACCTGTCTCGACTATAATCTTTGGCTTATGCTCTAGGATTTGCGACATAAGAATAATCTTTTCCTCACGAGAGGTCGAGTCTTCTGCTGATATTTCCTTCTTAATAACCTCTTCGCGTTCTTGGAGTAATTTCTCAGCTTGTTCTTGGTAGTTTATTGTTTTAGTCATGTAATATTTCTTCTATCCCACTTATTAATTGTTCTGCGTAAATCTTAGCAGACCATTTTGATTTAACGTAATTAACTCCAATCAACGGGTCTAGTGGGTTTGCTTTTAAATCCTCAACTGCCTCTTTTATTGATTGAGCACTTGGGTCCACAATCCTTCCAAACCCACTTGCTTCTACGAACTCTATGTTCTTTGGACTATCATTACACACAACAACAGGAACACCCATAGCCATTGCTTCTAGTGTTGCTCGCTGACCTCCACCCCAATAATCACAAGGGTTCACACAGGTGTGACTTTCTCGAAGGCATCTAGCGACAAACGATGAGGACTGTTCTCCCATAACGGTTGCGCCTTGTTCACGACAGACACGAAACGGCATAGAGTCTGTTTCTTGGTCTCTCCCCATAAGAAGCGCTCGATTGCCAAGGGCTTCTCCTATTAACCACTGTCGTTTCCAGCTTGCGCCTGTTCCTGCCAACATGCCGTCCCAGTATTTCTTAGGGTTTTCCTTTTTAGAGAATTTAAAGTTCTTGTCGTTTATACCAAACGCGTGCTTCCACCTGATACCCAACTCGTCGCACTCTCTTTCGTTGATTTTACTTTCAAGGAATAGTAGGTCAAAGCCACTCACCCATTCTCTCTTGATTGGACCACCTGCAAACAAGAGTGCTTTCTTGATTGGGTTCTGTCGTACCTTATTGTAGTAAGGACCGTTCTGCCCTTGTGCTGTTACGGGTGCTTCCCAGTACAGAATAAGGTCTGCGTTTTCTATCTCATGGAATGGTTCGTAGAACAAGACCTTATACTTAAACGTAAGTAACCTCATTGCTTCACGAAGTCCATCGTTCCATTGATTGAGTACCTGTGGGTCAGATATTCCCTGCCACACAAACGCTATCCGTTTACGGGGCGGTTTCTTGTCAGGATTAATCTTAGAATCACCAAGACATCGCTTAGAGCAATACTTGAACTCATCCCATTGAGCTTGAGAATACTTGTATGGTCTCCGCTTTTCCTTACCACACCCTTCGCAGTTCTTAAACTTCATGGATTGTTTCGAGCCACTTGTCGGCAATTATATCCCAGTCGAACTTCTCTGCCCACCACATCATGATTCCCCTATCCTCTACCCCTTGTTGTAACTTCTTAACCACCGCGTCAACAAACTGTTGCTTTTGTTCCTCACTCTCAACACCAAAAGAGAACTGAAAATCTTTACACCATGTATCTTTTGTTTTCTCTGAGTGAATCTTAATCCCGTGCTGGACACTTTCATTAAGAGCACCAAAGTCTGTTGTGATTGGTAGACACCCAGCTGCTTGAGCCTTCTTAACAGTGATACAATCTATCTCTGCGAATTCTGTAGGGTAGAGCATTATGTTAGCTTCGAGGTAGAGTTTCGCCACCTGCTTTTGTGTTAACCTGCCAAGATTTTCTATACCAGCGTCCTGCATTTCTTTATTAATCTTGTTCTTCCATGCCATTTTCTTTTCGTTGTTCTCATGGACATTGTCCCAGTTCTCCCACCCATAACACCACTTCATTTTTGCCTCTGGTACTTCTTTTTTGATTCGTGCGAACAGCTCAGGTGTGACATCCATAGAGCGGTCAGGTGACGACGAGTTCACAATAAGATATGGGTCACGTTCTGCTTCTTGCTCAAAGAGTCCGTTGTCTTGTCCGTTAGGAATGATTGCAAACTTATCATCTGGCACGTTAGGGAACAGTGAGCGATGAAACTCTGTCTTGACAAATATCTTTTTTAGTTTCTTAACACGAGAAGGTGTGAACTCTCCTTGAGCCACAACATCGTGAAGGTCAACGTAAATGTCTGTTGAGTTTACCTCATAGTCAAGAGCCTTCGGGCTTCTCCAAAGGATAGTTACGTCTTGTTTATCCCTGTGATTCCATTCCCAGAAAGGCTTGTATGTAACCCCCTCCCTCACCATACCTTCTGGACCACAGTTATTATAAACCGTTACGTTCCAACCATTTTTAGCAAATTCTTTAGAAAGGTTATAGACAGCTTCTTCTGAACCACCGAACCCTTTTGTCTGGAATAGGTCTGGATTCCACTCGTGTAAAGTCATACCACAGTAATAGACCATATCCTTTCCTGAACTTTCTGTTTTAACAAAGTGTTTGTTTCTAATAACACAAATTGCTGGGTGTGATGCCAGGTACTTTGGTATCTTAGCTAGACCTTTTGTTATCTTCTTGATGTCTGTTTCATTATTGAGTTCTTTTACAATCTCAAGCACTTTATCTTGTCTAGCCTTATCTGCTTCCATCTCCTTTACCAACCCTGCGATGTAGGTGTTCTTAGGATAGATTTTAAGACATGCCTGTAGCATGATTAACGCCAAGTCTGGTCGGTTTTGCTTGAAGTAAATCTTTGACAAAAGCATGGAAGGGTTGTAGTCGTAATCTCGTGGATTGTAAACCATGATGGTGTGATACGGTGGCTTTAACACTAATCCCTTGAGGGTGTAGAACCCTGCGAGGTCTAGTTCTTCGTATTTAAAGTGAACATAGCCTAGTTGCAAGTACGCATCTGGGTAATCAGGTCGCATACCAATAGCTATTCTAAGTGCAGTAACCGCATCTTTCTTGTTGCCCATATTGTCATGACACATACCGACACGCATTTGTGCTAGGTACTTTTCTTCGTGGGATTCTGAACCTGAAATAAACAATTCAAATGTTTCTAACGCTTTAGGGTAGTTGTTAGCTCCTAAGTATGAGTTGGCGAGGTTCCAGTATACCCTTGGGTCTTCTGGGTTAAGTTCTGCATCACCTAATGATATTTCTACGTTTCGTTGTTGTGCAGATACAACACGTTCTTCTGTTGTCAAGTGCATACGCTCAATACCCTCTACGAATTGTACGTTGATGCTTCTGTTTTCTTTAAAGTCCTCGTGGAGTTTGCCAGCCCATTCTACACAGCCATCGTTACGCACAATCTGTGTCTTCTTATGGACTACGGTAGGTTGCTGGTATTCGTCAAAGTCATACATATACCAAAACGCAAAGGCGTCTATCTTATTATTTTCTTCAAGCGTTGGTCGTAGCTTCTCAAGTCCTCTCCATACATCGTCAGCGTCACACCACATGATGTAATCATACTCAGCAGGTACTTGTGCGAAGTTAAAGTTACGAGCTTTAGCAAAGTCATGACACCACTCAAACTCGGACACGTTGGCATCGTGGTCAAGTGCTATCATTTCAACCATTTCATTTGGTTTCTCTCCCTTCTTATACGTGCTAGTTATAAATATACCATCAACGTATTTTTCTACTGACGCCAAACACCTGTCAAGTAATTCAGCTTCCTTATCATCTCCTTTTACAATTAATGCAAGTGCAATTTTCATATTAGACGTGTGTTCCAGCTGCAAACTCTGGGAATCGAGTCGCAAACCAATTAGCAAAATCTTTACCACTTTCCCCATCCTTAGTCTGCATTATTTCTTCAAGTGTTAGTTGATTAAGAATTATGTTATGCAGTGTTTCTGGCATTGCGTAGATTTTTCTATTAATAGTTTTACCATGAGATACAGACGCAAACTTGTTTCTGTTCTGTTCTCTCTCAGCGGATAACTGTGGCACAGCCGCCGCATATTCCTCCTTAAAGAGTGCCATATAACCTAAGACAAGGCTTTCTACCTTACTCTTCAATGGTTTGTTTTTCATTTTTTTTACCGTTATTAATTGCAATAGTCGCACCGCTAGTAATAATCATTCCACCAACAGAACACGCATTTGTCAATGCAGATATTGTAACATGAACAGGGTCGATAACGTCAGAACCCTCTGTGGATAGCCCGTTAATCACAAGTTGCTTATATGGTGCTTTTATAATCTCACTTAAAATGTTTTTATCCATTGTATCTGAGAGGGCATTGAGTGTTGTTCCCCCTCCTTTTACGACTCCGTACATGAGTGCGTATTTAACAGCCAGAACAGCATCATCAACCTTACGCTTGAGATACTCACGTTCTGTTTGTGATGGTGCACCAACCTTGATAACCGAAACACCTCCTGACATCGACGAGATTCTTTGCTGAAGTCCCTCTTTATCATAAAGCCCCTTAGTCTTTTCCATTTCTTCTTTAAGTGTTGCTGTGTGCTTTGTTGTATCGCCCTTACCGCCTATGAACATAGACGTGTCCTTATTAACCACAACCTTGTCACAGTGACCAAGCTGGTTAACGTCCATAAGGTTAAAGTTTGTTACTAATGTTGCACCAAGGAAACACGCAACATCCTCTGCTTGATATTTTTTATCAATAACCGTTCCCCTGATTGGAATAACAGTAAAGATGCCCTCTATATGGTTTTGTTCAAACAACTTAACTACTGAACTGTCAAATCCTTTAGCAAAGATAACCAATTCGTGAATATTGTTAACAACTAGTTGTTGAATTATTGGTATCACTTGGTCTGCGTTTGTAATCGTTTCATGTGTAACAAGAACGTGTGGGTTAATAGCCTCAAGCTTCTTACCAGCGAGAAGTTTCTCAGACAATGCCCCAGCAAGTATCTCCATGCCTTTAACCGTTTCTGACTCCATCTTGAGCAAGCCCTCTTCCACCATAATAGACCCCTCCTTTCCTATCTCCATAAATATATCAGTAATGATTGTGGCTATCTCATCATTTTCGGTTGATGTAAGAGCAACTTTTAGGACATCCTCTCTTTTAGTAATAGGGCGTGCCAGTTTCTTTAGCTCGTCACAGATTAAAGAACACGCAACAGCTATTTCTTTCTTCATCGACATGGCGTCTTGGTCTTTACCTTTAATAAGAACACCCTCTTTATCAATCTTATCTAAACATTCGTTAACCAAAGCACCAAGAAGGATTACTGTGGTTGTTGTACCGTCACCTGCCGCTATTTCAGTTAGTCGAGATGCCTCACGTGCCCAATCAACACCCATCTGTTCTGTCTCGTCTTCTACCTCGACCTGTTGAAGGATTGTAGCCCCATCATTAGTGATTTCTGGGATAGTGCTTGTTCTGGCGAGAACCACATTAGCCCCTTTAGGACCAAGTGTTAGTTTTACTGTGTCAACTGCTAGGTTGATACCTTTTCTTAACGACGCACGAGCGTCTTTTCCAAATTTTATTGTCTTCATGTTTAATTATATTAACGAGTAGATTCTTTCCAAAATCTCTTGCCCAACGGATTTTGGATACGAAGGGCAAGAAACAATCTTATTGAGATTACAAACTATGCAGCACGAAGGAACCCTGAGATAAAGAAGTTACTGTCCTGATTTCTGACTTCAAGAGTCATAGAACCATACACAGCCTTCTTCATGTAAGCACCACCCTCTGGGAGGTCCTTAATAAAAGGACGGTCGAGGTAAGCAATCTTAAGTTTGTCAGGACGTACACCAAGTACACGAACAGTAGCGTCAGTTCCTTGGATGTCAACGTATCGATGCTTGTAGAAAGTTACAGTACCCATAGATGTTTCATAGGTTGTAACAGTACGAACGATAGTAGAGATTCCAGGAGAGTTAACAACTACGTTAGACTTCTGAACAAAGCTATCAACAATACGCTTTCCAAGACCACCAACGAAGACGTCTGTAACGACATCACCATTAGAGTTTGTCCAGTTATCTGACATGATTCCATCGAGGATAGAAGCAGAGAAAACTGTACCTGAAGTGTGGGCAGTAGTGTTTGTAGACTTTGAGATTGCGGCGATAGTACCGTTCATCTTTGCAGTAGTACCAGAAAGACCTGAAACAAGCGTAGAACGAACGAGGTCGAATTCGACAGCGTTCCCCCAGTTCTTAAGAGCCTTTGTAGTCTGGCGTTGTGCCTCATTGTTTCCAGAGTAGTGCTGGATAACTTCCTGTGGTCGTGAAACCTGGATAGCTTCCGCTACTTCTTGAACAATGTTAGTAAGGCGAGAAGGAGTTGTAAGAGCAGAGAGTGCAAAGTCTGTGTTCATAGCAACTGCCTTAGAAGCAGGAGCAGTGAGTGTGTCAACGAGGTATGAGTGAACTGTATCAATAGCGTTAGTCTTTCCAAGCATTGTAAGGAATTGATTTTCCTCTGCTGTAAGAAGTTCTACTGAATTAAGCACCACATCTTCCTTTCGTGATACATCACCGTATGTGATTAAACCGTTAGCGATAGACATAAATTTAATTAATTAGTAACCATTAGTAATTACTAATGTATCTAATCCTATTTCTCGTAAGCGTCCATTACAGCTCGCACTGCCAACTCTTCAGCTTGGTTTTTATTCCCAGCTTTCATAGCTTCTTGTGCTTGACTGAACTTGTCTCTACTAGAAGATAATCGTGGATTAGTTTCTAGTACGGATTTCATACTTTGGTTTTCATCGTATCCCCTAACCTTTCCGAAAATTGCCTTAAAATTATCGGCTTGAACGATGTCAGATGGGCGTTTCCCCTCGGCTTTCGCCATGGCGTCAATAACGGTACGCATCCCTGATGTTTCATACTCTGGATTTTTTGAGTAGAACATATCAGTTTCGTACTGGTCCCTTGAGATAAATCTTTCAGGGTCTATTGCTTTTTCCACATCTTCCTTTTTTCGTCCAACATAAGCGGCAGTGTCTTTAAGAGATTTTAGAGCGGAGTCCTTGTCTTTAAAGCTTTTGCCGAGATACTCGTTTAATTCTTTCAATGAAAGTGTTTCCACGGTATCAGGTGATACGGCAGATTCAGTCTCCTTGACGGATGATGAGGCGTTAACGCTAGGCACGTCGTTCTCACCATCTAATGTCTCGTAGGTATTGTAATCTTGGTCCATAAATGTTTTCTATACTAATTAGTAATGAGGGATTGTGTCCCCCTATAAGGCAGAGGGAGAAACAATCGTATTACTTTAATCTTCTCTTAAGATATATGACGCTTTTCCATTAGGCAAGTTTATTTCGGTTTGGTCAACAGTCCCCTCGATGTCTTTTAGCCAATCAAAAAGAATTGTTGTGGCAATTTTACGAGCACGTAAATCAAAAAACATTTCTTCTGGTGTCTTGTCATCAATAGCAAAAGCGTTCTGTAGTTCTAGTATTTTATTAGTAAGCCTGTCTCGTGCGATAGCCCATCCATCATGGACGATTAGTTCTTGTAACGATTTAGCGATTATTTTCAATCGCATTGTTTCATCATCTAGTTTTTCCATATTATCGTACTAGTGTACTTGCTCGTGTTTGAATCTGCTGAGGTGATTCGTTCGGTGCTCCTGTTGGAGATGCTACACCACTTGCTTCTGCCATCTGAGCCTGTACCATTTGTTGGTTAGCTTTTGGTTTGCGTAGACCCATAAGGTTGTATATTTCAGCCACAGTGTCTTCTCGGTATTCTGGAGCAACCTGAAGAAGTGTAAGGAGGTTCTGTTGCATAACGGTGACATCACCTGACTCATTGGTCATGTAAATCTTTGTCTCAAGCATGTTTGTCATAAGGTCTTCAAGAAGCTCAAAGAACATAGAGCCTTTTTTGAGAATATCGTCTTGTGCTTCACGCATAGCTTGTTCAACCACATCAGCAGAAGGAACCATCCCATTACTACCCATGTCATTAAGAATTTCCATAGCATGGAAGGACACTACTTTTTCCACAAGGTCAGCCATTTTCTGGTTATCGTNAGTGATACGAATNACATCTCCCTTTGTAACACTCTTAGCAATGATTTTAAGTGCGTGTCGGTTCATCCAACGCTGGATAAAGGACTCGATTGACTCTTTAACCATAGAAAACGCTGTCTTACCATTAGCGTTTTGGATTGATGCTGATGTTGCCGTTGTAGATGCTGGCATTGTTTCACCAGAAGTAACAGGAAAGGCTTGTGTAACTCGCATAGCCCAATCACGGATAACTTGTTCGTCTTGGTATGATGTTGTGTCTGCTCCTGCGATATTAAATTGTTCGATGTCATCCATCTGGTTAACAGAGATAGCCCCATTACTTGGTAGCTTAGAAAGCATTTGAGGTGTAATGCCAGAGCCTTTACGAATCTTAAAGAGTCCAAGCTGAGAAACACGTGCTCGGTTAACTCTCATGTTAACAACGGTATTCAAATACTCAGACAAAGCGATAATTCTTTCTACGAACCCAAGTCCATACCATCTGCCAGTGATTACAGCCGCACGGCATTCCTCGTAAGGCTTGATGATGTTTCCAGATTGGTCCTTGTTAGTATTTTTCTCTACCAAGTGAACTCGCTTATCTCCTGATTGAATACCTGATACAACAATGTGTCCATCTACTTCTGTTAACATATCAGCAGTAAGACCTGTAGCCAAACCAAGTGGCATTTTGCCCCACATTTCCCAAACGTCAACAAACTGACCTGTACTCTTCTGTACATTGCCAGCGTTTAACCCTGCGTCGTTTACATTTAAGCCAGTTGAACCCTTAATGTCCTTTGTGTCTTTCCAGCCCTTCATCATCTCTATCTGTCCAGGAGTAAGAAGACATCGTTCTGTGAATCTGTACGCTTCTTGAATAGACTTAGCTGTCGGGTCAATATAAATATTTAAAAGGTCAACAGTTTCTCTTCGTAGTGTCTTGTTATACTCCCATGTCTTCCAAACGAATGTTCCATCAATAGCTAGTTGTCGTTCTGATGCGTCGAGAATCTCACCGAAGTACATCTTATCTAGTGCGTCGATAACAAGACCACGAGTAAGCTCAGTGATGCCGTTAGCTGACGGATGCTTTGACCTAAAGTTAATATCCTTCTGGTCCATGTCGATATTTTTTACAATATCTTCTACGGTCGCCATAGGAAGCCCAATGAAAATCTTATCTATACCAGTAGCCTTATCCATCGGTTCATCAAAAACACCCCAGTAGAGCTTTCTACAGGTCTTGATTAGTTCCCTCATTCTGAATCCAACCTTATCTGTGACGTAACACACTGCGTCATCCCAATTCCTATATTCCTCGTCAACGATGTTTAAAGCCTTATTGATAATTTCTTCTTTTGATAGATTTTTGCGCGCCATAACATTAGTATAGATTACATATTACAAAACACTAGCGATACTTGGTTTTGTAAAGCCCCCAAGAATCCTCCATGTCATCGATAGCTAATCCAATAACAGAATTAAGTGCATACCTAATTGCATCCATAGAGTGAGAGAAGGCATGTTCAGGACTTCCCTCGATAGGTTTATCGTGGTCATCTAGTTGCCACATGTAGTTCTTGTATTCTCGGATAATATTTTCTGACCTTGAAGTAACTGAAATTCTTTCTTGCTGTACTAACTGAATACCATGCTTAACAGAGTCCCTTCCCTTCACAGCTCCAACAATATTGATACCATTCCTTCTTAGTTCCTCAATACTCTTAGGTTCAGCAGAATCCCCAACACACAAAGCATGACGTTCTTGAGTCTTAATAGTATCTATTAAATCCTTGTTAGTAAGTTTAGACTTGTACAACACCTCATCGAGTATCCAACCACCGTTATACCAGTACACAGCAACAATACAAGCAGGGTCATTGAATCCAAAGTCTATCCCATACCGTTCTATCCTTGCCTCATGAGGAATCTCATCTAAGATACTCCAATCCTTATATACCTTACCCTCTACTTCACCTAATAGACCCATACCGTACACTCTCCACCAACCAGCTCTATTCTTTCTCTGCTCAATAGACTTAATAACTGATTCAGGTAAAGCTTCATTATCTAAATAGGTAATAATAATATGTTCTATATCATCTCTGAAATCATCTCCAGGCTTTAACAAATCATAGAACCAGAACTCATTAGTAGGGTTCCAATCTAAGAAGACAAACTCTGTTGTTCTAACCTCTAACTGCTCAAAGGTTTCCCTAGCTAAGTTATTACACTCATTCATAAACAATCTATCTCGTCTTGGACCTCTAACCTTATCAGGAGAATCAGCACCAAAGAACTCTAGCTTACTTCCAGTCTCAAACGTATACACAAAGTCTGTCTTATTCCACAAATCATCTTTAAAATACCCATGCTCTCCCATTATCTTTAAGAAATCCTTAATAGCACCTCTCTTTAAGTGAGGAAGACTCTCTGAAACAACAGAGGTAACAGTAGGTTTCTTATCCCCTTGAGCTCTAGCTATAAGATACAACAACACAGAGATAGTCTTAGAAGCTGAAGTACCTCCTTGAATAGCTCGTATTCTCTTACTCATTCCTGCTATCTTCTTAGTTGCTGTAGTTATGCTAAATGCCATGTTATTTCCTATGACAGATACAGAACCTCTTACCACAACTTAAACAATTCTTTGATTTCTTTTTCATAGTTATAAAATTTTTATGTGAGGTGACTTATATATATATTTATCAAATGTAAACCTCCCCCACCCACCCATTTGACCACACTATTTACACTATGTCCACATCATGTCGTACAACATCCCTTTTGCGACGTTGCCGTTTCTTATTCTGTAAGGCTTTTCTCGGTGTTGACGCTTACCATCTTACCCAAATCCATGATTGGTGTTGGTAAGATTAAGTTTATATTAACATCTGGTGCTTTGCTATAGTGTTGCTTGCCCAACG